CTTGATTTGTCTGCCTTTGCCCTAAGACTTTTTTCTACGGCGGCGGACAGTGGTTTTCTTTTTGGAGCCATCTTGTTTTGTGCGTGATTTGGATACTGCCTTTATATCAATAAATTCACCTCTTTTGTAGGCTTCCGCTGTGCGTTTTATTTCAGCCGCTTTTGCACTCTTGTTTTTGGCTCCACTAAGATATTTCTTAGCAACGCCAGTTTTTTTATCTTTTGCAACTTTGCGGAATCTTCTCACTTTTTAGTTTTCTTTTTAGCAGTGGGCTTAGTTTCTTTGGGCTTTTTTGTTTCTTCTTCGCCCTGTACCTTGAAAATATATCCCATTACTTTTTACCTCCTTTCTTTTTTTTCTTTGTTCCTTTGGGCTTCATTGATCCGTAGTGTGAAGGCATAACAATAAAAGTAACTGACTTTATATTACTTCCTTTTGCGTTTTTTAGCCGTCTTTTTTTTGCCAGCGGTAGATAGTGCTATAGCCTGTGCTTGCTTTAATGTTCGGCCTTCTCTCATCAAAAGCCTGATGTTGGCAGAGATAGACTTCTGTGACTTCCCTTTTTTTAGTGGCATTATGTTTGACCTGTTTTTTCTATTTTATTAAGTTCTTTTTCTTCTTTCTCTAAAACTTCAACACCTTCAATAACGTTGATATTTTCTGAACCATACCTATGAGTCAAAGCTGTTGCTACATCTAAAGCTGTTGTTTGGTTGCCACTCATATAATTATGGCCAGCCGCACCATAACTGTAGTTTAAAGAGAACTCAGCATCTTCAATAAGTTCTTGATTGCCTGTCCAGATAACAGTATCAGGTGAACTCACCATTGTCGCAAAAGCTGTCTCTTCACCGAACTTAACTTCAATTTTTATAGCCATCAGTATGTGTTCCTAGTCATTGAAAGGATCATGTGGAAATGATCTGGGTCGATTGTATAAAGTCTAAACATCAACTCTGGATCTGCAAAGTGTTCAACGCCCATACTTACAATTTCAGTTGCTGTATCTACAGTTTTATCTAAAGTTCGATCATATCTTCTGTATGGTCTGCCAGCATAAGGTGAAATAAATTCATCAGGCAAAACACTTTCTGATAAAGTCCATGCTTTTTTTACTTCTCTTGCTGACTTTGTTGGAATGTTACTTGTTATTTTTGAAGCCCTAAAGTTAACAGCCATGTCAAGGTTTTCTTTTCTAACCTTTTCCAGTGAATGTCCTATTTCATGAAATACTGTTTGTTTGGAACTTAAACTCATATATCCTAGCTCTGGATCTTCAAACGGAACTAATATTTCACCAAGAGCATCATTGTTTGCCCTACTTGTTCCCAGCTTAACCTTTGAAATTTTGCCGTCCTTGACTGCATAGTTTGGATTGACAGTGACTCCACCACCATTAAACATTTTTGTAAACTCCTCTACTTGCTCACGAACTCTGGCCTGTAATGCTTTAGTTTTGTTCTTGAATGGTAGCTTATCAAGTGTTTCTTTAATCTCTGCATTAGTCACATTTGTTTCTAGTAATTCTTTTCTAAGAATCGCCATTTCTTTTGAGCCTTCAACTTCTATTTTTCTAAAAGCTTGTCTTGTTTCCAGCCATTTTGAACGCCTTATTTTTCTTTCTTTGTAGTAAATATCAATAGCTTCACTCCTAGTCAATCCAGCTTTTTTTAATCTTGTAGGTGTGCCATAAGTCTTTTGCCAACTGTAAGTAAAATAATTTTCTGAAGCTGCCTCATATTCATCAAATGCTTTTTTATATTGTTTCGATAATTGATTTGCCTTTTCAAATCTGCCTTTAGTCATTGATTCACCTCTTCGGATCGCCTCTTTATAGTCTGTTGTTACACCCCATGATCCCTCTACGACCTTTGTATTGGCCATTGACTTGACTGCTGTTACTGTTTCTGCCGCAGCTTTTGGTTTTGGTTTGATGGCACTAGGCTTGCCATACAATCTCTCCAAATCTTTAAGACTACGCTTTGTTCCATCATTGCGGATCATTTTTCTCAAAGCCTTCTGTCCAGATCCTTCCTTACCAGCTAATCTTTTAAAATAATTTACTTTGCCTTGATTGCCAAGAGTCTTGATTTGTAGTTCTTTGTCCTGATTTAACAGCCAGTCTCCGTATGCTGTTCCTTGCGGAACTCTGCCTGTAGCTGATGGTCTGGTGTCAAACTGTGTTGTTGGCGGCTTTTCAAGGCTAGGATATTTCTTTTGTAAACCA